TGCCGGATGCTGCAACGACGCTGCTGTTAACGTGCGACGTGCAAGGAGATCGCATTTATTCCGTCGTGCGCGGATGGGGCGAAAAAATGGAATCCTGGCTGGTTGATCGAGGCGCATTTTTCGGCCAGACTGATCAGCCGGAGGTGTGGGCGCAGTTAGGTGCTTACATGCTGCACGGGGTCGACGGACACAAAATAGCGGCGGCTGCGATTGATGCGGGCTACAGAAAAGAGCACGTATATGACTTCTGCAAAAAATATCCGCGCCTAGCTTTGCCTACTCGCGGCGATGCCAACAAGACCATGCGCCAGGCTTTTAAGGCCTACCCAATTATTGAGCGCGCGAATTTAAAAAGCCGCGCGCGAAAATCAGCGCTGAAACTGTACATGCTCGACGCAGACGGCAACAAGGCTAAGGTGCATGACCGCATCTGGTGGCCTCAAGACGCTCAAGGCGCGTGGCACCTGCCCGAGGACGTGGGCGAGGATTACGCGCGGCAGATTGCGGCTGAATCGCGCGTAGGCCCGATCGGCGATCAGCGCTGGCGTCGTGATCATCGAGATAACCACTACCTCGATTGCGAGTCACAGCAAGAATTTTTGTGTATGCTACTGAACTTGAAAGCCGGTGCGCGCAATAATGACCCAGCACCACGCAAAAAAGTTGAGGATTTTTGATGGCACTGGTCGACGATCTAGCAAATATCCAAGCCGCGATCAGCTCAGGCACGCTGACAGTAAGCTATCAAGGTCGCACGGTGACTTTTCGTTCTCTGTCTGAGCTCGAGCGAATCCGAAATGATCTGATCCGCCAATTAAACCCTGATCAAAACCGCATGCGGTCCAACCCGGTTAACGATCGGTTCCCCCGGTGAATTCAATTGATCGCCTAGTCAGTTGGTGGATGCCCGAGAAGGCGCTAACGCGAGCAATCGCGCGGCACAACTTGACGATGCTCAATCAGCGCGGCGCAAATGCGGCTAAGCGCAGCAAGCGATATTTTGGCCTCGATGGTGCTGAGCGCGGGCCGAATGTTGAGCTGATACAAGATATTCGGACGTTACGCGCGCGTCACCGAGCACTCACGCGAGACAACGCATGGGCCGCTAAAGCAAAGCGGCTGATTGTGAACAAAGTTGTCGGCACAGGAGTCACTGCAACGTGGTCGGGGCCGCGTGCTGTTCAGCTGCAAGCGGCCTGGAATGATGCCGCAAAGTCAACATTTATTGACTACTCCGGCGCGCGAAATTTCTACGCATTGCAGCGCCTTTGGTTTGACACGGCCGTAAATTCTGGCGCGTGTTTCGTTGCAAAAGTGATCACGCCGCAGGGTTTGCGACTCGCGACTTACGAACCCGATCAGCTCGACAGTCGCAAAGACACCATGACTTTACGGGGCGGAAAGCCAGGCCCCCGGACCGTCCACGGCATGGAATTTGGCGCCAACGGTGAGCTCGTTGCGGCGTGGTTTCGCGTTGATCCCGACGACGATTCAAGCCGCTCGACTCGGATCCTCGCAAAAGATTTTCTGATTTTGCAAGAAACGGATCGGCCAGGCCAAGTGCTCGGCGTGCCGTGGGGTTCGCGCTCAATTTTGCGGCTGCATGACCTCGGCGGCTACGAAGACGCACACCTTAAGCGTAACGAAATTGCAAACCTGTTCATGGGTTTTTTTCATTCTTCGTCGGCTGACAAGGCTAGCGAAATCAGCGAGCGCATGAGTCCCGGCGCGCTGGACAGGCTAGACGCTACCGAAGAAATCACGTTTGCCAATCCGCCTGATCCAACTCCGATGGGGCCATACGTGCAGCACCATTTGCGCGCTGTGGCGGCAGATTATGGGATAAGCTACGAAAGCCTATCGGGCGATTATTCGCAATCGAATTTCAGTTCCGTGCGCATGGGCGCGATTCTGGAAACTCAGAATATTGAGGTATGGCGCTGGCAATTACTGATGCCGCAGTTGCTGGACCCAATAGCACAGTGGTGGCTCGATCTGCAAGTGGGCGCAGGCGCTGTCGAATGGTCGCCGGAATACATCCCGATGACTGACCCTGTTCGCGAGATTCCGATGATGGTCAATTCAATCCGCGCCGGAATAGAAACGATGCCGGAACTTTTGCGGCAACGCGGGCGCGATCCTGACCGGCATCTAGCAGAATTGAGCGCGTGGAATGCAAAGGTGGACAGCGCAAAAGTTGTGCTAGACTCTGACCCGCGAAAAACGTCAAGCGCAGGTCAGCTTCAGGCTGTGACTAACGAGGTGAAAATTTGACTATGAAATTTGAATGCTTCCGCAGTCTCACTTTCGAGCGCATGCTCGTGATTGACGAGGACTTGCGCGAGTTTGAATTTTCGGGATCTAGCGACACGCCTATTTTGCGGCGTCAATGGGACGGCGCATCGTATTACGAAATCCTAGGCCATGAGCCTAGTGAGATCGATTTGGCGCGCGCTGATAACGGATCGTTGCCGCTGCTGTGGGGCCACTCGATGGACGAGCGGGACCACAAGGGAGCAATAATTCAAGCGAAGATTTCTCAAGGCCGCACGATGTGCCGCGCGCGGTTGAATCCAGGCGACGACCACGCTCACACCTGGGCAGGCCTTAAAGCCGGCACTATCCGCAATGTGTCCGTGCGCTACGATGTCGCCGCGTACGAAGTAATCGACGATGGCGCGGAAGTCAAAACGGTGCGCATCACGCGATGGACACCGCTTGAATTTTCGCTCGTTTCAGTGCCGGTGGATCATACCGTCGGCACTGGTCGTGATGTTAGTTTTTCCCCTATCTCAATCCCCGAGGCTCAAAAAATGCCCGTTTCTCCAGTTGTTGCATCGCCCGAGCCTCTGGTTTCGGCTCCCATTTCGGCTCCTATTTTGGCTGTAACTCCTTCGCGCGCATGGGTCGACGACGCCCTTTCGCTCGCAGAAAAACACCCAACGGTCACGGTCACTCAGTCGCGCAGCCTCATCAATGAGTCTACCGATTTGGGTACTTTTCAGGCCAATTTGCTTCGGCATTTAGCCGCTGTGCAAGTTCCGATGCCGGCTGCTTTGCCGTCGGTGTCTATCGGGCTTGATCAACGCGATCACGCGCAAAACGGCCTAGAATTGGCGCTTTTGTGTCGGGTTGACACGCGCGCTAAGCCGGACGAAAACAGCCGCCCATATCGCGGCCTACACCTTGCCGACATTTGCCGGCGAGCGATGATTGAGCTAGGTGGTCGCACTGAGCGATCGCTTGCCGGCATGACCCGCAATGAAATTGCTGGCGAGTTTATTGCGATGACCTCGCGCATGCACTCAACGTCGGATTTCCCGTTTCTGCTGGGCAACGTGGCAAACAAACGACTCCAGCGCAACTATGTTGAGTCAGTCCCAAGCTATACGCAGTGGGCTTACCGAGCACCGGACCTAGTCGATTTCAAGCCGGTTACTGTAGCCAACTCGAGCGAAATGCCGGACTTGTTGCTACTCCCCGAAGGCGCTGATGTCAAGTATGCGTCGGTCGGCGAAAATGCGGAGGTTTACAAGCTTCTCACCTACGCGCGCGCCATCAAGCTGACTCGCCAAGCGATCGTTAACGACGACTTGCGCACGTTTGACAACGCGCTGATGAAATTTGCGACGGCCGCGCGTCGGCTTGAGAACCGCATCGTGTACGGCCAGCTGCTTGACAACCCTGTCATGGCAGACGGCATTGCGCTTTTCCACGCAAGCCACGGCAACCTAGCGGGCACTGGGTCGGTCATTAGCACCGCAAGCCTCGACGCTGCACGCAAATCAATGCGCGATCAAAAAGGCCTAGTCGCAACCCCCGGCGAAGCTGCTCCGATTCTCAACATCGCTCCGCGATTTCTGCTCGTCTGCACGGCATACGAGGGGCTGGCATACACCAACACCTCAGTTGCTACGGTCCCGAGTTCGCCTAGCCAAGTCAACGAGTATGGCCCAGGCGGTCGGTCATCGTTAACGCCTATTGTTGAGCCGATCATCACCGGAAATCAGTGGTTTCTCGTTGCGGATTCTTCGCAGCAAGCGACCGTCGAATACGCGTATCTCGAGGGTCAGGACGGCGTTGTCGTCGAGCAGAATATCGAATTCAGCAGCGACGCAGTGAGCATCAAAGCGCGCCTGGATTTCGCCGCAAAAGCCGCCGATTGGCGCGGCGTCACCAAGAACGCAGGAGCTTAAACCATGAGAACTCTCATCTATCCAGAAACCAACACAATCGAGCACGCGCCGTCTGCGGCCGTGCTTTCGGGTGCCCTTGTAGTGCTTGGCGCTGGCGTGATTCACGCGATCGCCATCGCAGACGTTGCAGCAAATGCGATGGGCGCGTTCTACATCAAGGGCGGATTCAGCCTAACGGCTGTCTCGGCAAATACCGGCGTGATTGGTGATCTCATTTATTGGGATGCAACCAACTCACGTCTAACCACGACCTCGACGAGCAACACGCTCGCTGGCAAGTTGCTGGCACCCAAAACGAACGGGCAGACCGTGGCGCTGGTTGATCTCAACGGCTAATGAGCAACGCAGCACTAGGCCTGCTCGACAATGCCATCGCGCGCTCAATGCGTGCGGTGGGCTTGTCTGATGGAGCTACGTTCAAGCGACGCCTGGGGCCAAATATCCCATGCGTCGCTATGATTGATCGCGCTGTTGAGTATTTTGATGCGTCCGGTCAGTCGCGTTTTGATCGGATTGAGATCGGGCTTAGGCGTTCAGAAATTGGCGCTGATCCGGTGCAGGGTGACGTGATCACAATTTCGGGTGAGTCATTTTCCGTGCAGTCTGTTAGCGCGCGAGATGAGTCAATGGTGCGGGTGTTGGTGCGATGAGGACTGCAAATTTGCAGTGCCGCAAATGAGCATTGCATTAGACGCCATCGCTGAGATTGTCAGCAGATTGAGAATGGGCTTAGGCACCGGCCAATTTGCTGATGCGCTCGACGTTGTAACTTATCCAATGATTGACCCTGAGCAACTGCCTAGCGTGCAGGTGCTGTCGTCGTCGGAGACTGCTGAGGCTGGCACTACGCCTAGCACTGCGATGGCTGTTCGCCTAGTTACTGTGGGCGTTTTTTTTGCGCCACCGGATGACCGAACCGAGGAGCAATCGACGCTTGAGGGTTGGCTTTTTTCAATTAAAGGCTTGGTTCTAACCAAGCGCTCAACGAAACTTACTGAAGCCGGTGCAAGCATTGAATATGCCGGCGCGCGGTTTTCTTCTTCGACGACGTCGCGCGAGTTGATGCTCGTCGAGGTCGATTTTACACTCAAATATTTTCTTCGCTTGGAGTCATTCTGATGTCTGCGGTAATCACAAAAACTGAAAATTACGTTCTCGGCTCAGGCTCTTTGACTTTCCGTCCCGAGGGCGAAACCGGCGAACTTGACCTTGGAAACTGCCCGTCATTCACGATCACTTCCGAGGTGGAAAACTTCGAGCACAAGGAGTCTCGAACCTCAAAAAAATTGACGGATTTAACCCTGCCGATCGGCTCGACTTTGGCGGCTGAATTTCAATCCGACTCGATGAACGATGACGTTCTCGCGCTGTTTTTTGGGTCCGTGCCTTCAAGCGCTGCTCAATCTGCCACGGCAATTACTGCTGAGGTAATCACCCGCGTCCATGCCCTGCGTGAGTACCAGTTAGGTGCAACTGATTTGCTTCCTAGCGGCGCTCAAAAAGTCACAGCCGTGACGATTGCGTTATCAGGCGCGGCTCGGGCGAATACCGC